CCGCTCTCCGCCGCCACCGCCGCCGCCACCTACGCCGACGCCGACGCCGCCGACGCCGCCGCCACCGCCGACGCCGACGCCGCCGACGCCGCCGCCACCGCCGCCGCCGCCGACGCCACCGCCGACGCCGCCGACGCCGCCGCCACCGCCGCCGCCTACGCCAAGGCCACCTACGCCAATGCCACCTACGCCTGGACGGCAGCCCGAAAGGCGCAGGCCCGGCAACTGCGTGAGATGGTTCCTTTCAACATTATCGCGGGGCTGATCAAGTGACCTACATTCTAGGCATTGACCCGGGCATGGGGGGCGCCCTGGCCATGTATGCCCCGAACAAGACTCCCATCGTGTGGGACATCCCCAAGTCCGTCGACTCAGGTATAGACCCCATCGCCCTGGCCGACCTGATTGCGCGCATCCATCTGACCTACCCGGGCGTCACCGCGGTGGTTGAGCGTGTCTCCAGCATGCCCCGCCAGTCCGGCGCATTCGCCTTCGGGCTGAGCACCGGCATCATCCACGGCTGCCTGGCGTCGGCCGGCATCCCATTCGAGCTGGTCAGCCCAGCCGTCTGGAAGGCCAAGATGGGGCTGACCAAGTTCCCCACTGAAACCTACGCCCAGAACAAGACCCGCGCCCGCGCCCTGGCCACCCAGTTGTTCCCCGAGCGGGCTAAAGAGTTCAAGCGCGTCAAGGACGATGGCCGCTCTGAAGCGCTTCTCATGGCTGTGTACTGGTCGAACCGAGGCAAATGAACCCTTCCCCCGTCCGCATGCGGCATCTCGCCATACACCACACTGGTCATGTCGAACACCCCCGGGTTGTGCTGGGGATTTAGCAGGAACTGCGGCAGTCCCGGTCTCGGCCGGAATAGTTGGTGCGGGGGATTAGGTTCCGTTGTTTTTCCGAAAGCCTGAACCAAGAACTGAGCCGTGATGCGGCTTTTGTCCAAAAGGAGGGCCCATTGAGCCACCCTGCCTATGCGCAAATCGGCACCCCCGAAACCAAGGTGATGGAGGAGTGCGCCGAACTGATCCAGGAACTTTGCAAGGTGCAGCGGTTCGGGTGGTTCAACTGGCACCCAGAAGACCCCATGCGCGTCACGAACCTGGAACGGGTCAAGCGAGAAATGGATGACGTCCTGAAAGCCTGCGGCAAGCTCGACGCCCGCCTGACCCAGCTAGCACACGACCACTACAAATCCACCGACATCGTCTGATGTCCATCTGGAGGAACCATGACCAGCAAGGAAATGCTCAAAGCCACGTTGCCCAAGGATTGCATCTGGGAGAACGTCGCGCCGCTTGGCTCCATTCCGAAGTGGAGGATCATCCCAAAGCCGAAAGGGTGGGGTGAGTGATGCCTGCCTTCGACGATTCCTACCACATGACCTGGACCAAGGCGGATCGCCGCCGGATCAAGCGGGACCGCGCCAAGTCCCCCTTCGCATGGGAGCGGGCCCTCCCGCTGCCCTGGGAACGGTGAGTCATGAACAGAGACGATCTTGAGGCAAGCATTGCAGCGAGAAACCCGGAAGTCTGGCGTCCGTCCCAAATATCATCCAAAGTGTCTCAGGAAATGGACGAGTTAATCCGGTGCCGCGCCATTCAGGGAATGGACGAGTTGATGTACTGCCGAGCCATCCTGGACCATGCAGGGGACTTCTCCACCAGCATCCATGGCGGCATTGAAGCCCTAGTGGCAGAGCGGGATTCCCTCCGTAGGGCACTGGGAACAAGTGTTATGTGCCCCAAGTGCGCCGAAGTCATCCTGCCCCGCCAACAGATCCGTTGATCTTGTCCAGGCGCAGCCCTGGACCCCAAGGAGAAAATCATGACCCCCGAAATGAAAGCCTATCTTCAAATGCCGAATTGCCCGGCTCCCCGGACGCTGGACATTGATGGTCCGGTTCCCGAACTTAAATCCCAGATCGACATCCTCGTTGATCGATTCCTCTCCTGCCCTCTGCCCGACAGCGTGTGCGCAGACCTGTGCGCCACCCGCCAGGGACCGGGGCGTGTCGGGACCAACCTCTTGAGCGGAACCGAGGCGAAGGAAGTGCTGTCGAAGGTTCTGGCAGGCTGCCACATCACCCTTTAACCCAGCCTGTCCAGGAGCCACCCTCAATGATCAAGCGCGCCTTCCAGGCATGGATGCGAACGAAACTCGGCTGGTTCCTGCCAAAAACCCTGACCGTCTTCGAACGTCAGCTCAGCGAAGCCTATCGCGCTGGGTTCAAGGCCGGCCGGGCGCACAAGGTGAAACACTGATGCAAATTGAGACGCCCTATCCTTACCAGCTGACCGGAGCCGACTACCTGGCCGCCCATCCGCAGGCCTTCCTTGCCGACGACATGGGCCTTGGGAAGTCGTGTCAGGCGGTGGTTGCGTCCGACCTGATTGGCGCCGACCGGATCCTGGTGCTATGCCCGGGCAGCGTGCGGGTCAACTGGGAAAGGGAGTTCCAGAAGTTCAGCCCGATGGACCGGCCCTGCCGGGTGCTGATGACCGGAGAGGATGAAGTGCCAACCACAGGCGTGGTCATCTGCAGCTATGATCTGCTGGTGGCGCCCACGGCCACCAAGGCAGAGAAGCGCGCAAAGAAGGCACCGGAAGACCCGGCGCTGAAAGCCAAGGCCAAGGCCGCGCGCCAGCTCAAAGCGAAGCGCCAGGCCTTCCTCCGCGCGATCCAGGCCACCCGCTGGGATGTTCTCGTCCTGGACGAAGCCCAATACCTGAAGGACCGCGGCGCCGGACGCACCACCGCAGTGTTTGGCCACAACGTCAACGACCTTGGCATCGCCGGCAACGCCGAGCGGATCTGGCGCCTATCCGGCACCCCAGCCCCCAACAACGTCAGCGAACTCTGGATCCACCTGCGCAGCGCCGGCATCATCACGATGGGCTACTATGACTTCGTGGCGCGCTACTGCGTCTGCGTCGAGGGAAAGTTTGACGTCAAGATCGTCGGCAGCAAAAACGTCGATGAGCTGAAAGGTCTGCTCAGCCAGTTCATGCTGCGCCGGATGAAGGCAGACGTGCAGCAGGATCTGCCACCTATCCGCTTCGTTGAAGTTGCCGTCGAGGCGAGCCCGGTGCCGATGAGCGCCACCGAGGTGGAGGAAATCCGGGTGGGTGAGCAGACGCTGTCCCAAGCCCTCGCCGCCATCGCGCCAGAGGCCGTCCAGGGCGTCCTGGACACCGAGGGTGTGGCGATGGCCACCCTGCGCCGATACACCGGTCTGGCGAAGCTCCCAGGCGCCCTGAAGATCATCCAGGAAGAACTGGAGTCGGGCACCCTGGACAAGATCGTCTTGTTTGCTGTCCACCAGGCAGTAGTTGAAGGTGCGCAGAAGACCCTGGCCAATTTCGGCGCCGTTTCCGTCTACGGCAAGACGCCCGGGCCCCAGCGCCAGGCCAACATCGATCGGTTCAGCAAGGACCCATCTTGCCGGGTCATCGTCGGAAATATCACGGCCGCCGGCGTGGGCGTCAACGGCATGCAGGACAGCTGCAGCGAGGTGGGCCTGCTGGAGTCCAGCTGGGTTCCCAGCGACAACGCCCAGGCCGTCGCCCGCGTGCATCGCAACGGCCAGTCAAAGTCAGTCAGGGTGCGGGTATTCAGCCTGCACAACAGCTCCGATGAGCTGGTGAACGCCGCGCTCATCCGCAAGACCCGTGAGTTGGCAAAAATTTTCTGAGGAGAACGGCATGACCAGACTGAGCATTCTCGATAATCTGCGAGAAAGATCGCTCGGCTACCACCGGATGGATGAATTCAATGCTCCCGATTTTTGCACCGTGAGGTGCGCCCCTACGGCTGCGCCGCTTCGCCCCGGACTGGACGCGAACGAGCAATGGGCGCTTGAGGCTACGCTTTCCGTCACCTTCTGGGCGAATCGCGCGCAGTTTCCTCAGGTGAAGGAGAAAGCGGAAAAGGCGCTGGTCCATCGGCTCTACGCCGATATTCTCGGCGACCTGGCTGAACTCCAGCTTCAGATCAGCAATGGCAACAAGATGGCCTGCCACGAAATCGTTCATCAGATCCAGTCCAAGCTCACCCGCTGAAAATATTTTAAAATTTCTGTTGCGAATGCCGTAACGGGGACCTAATCTTTCAACACACCCACCAAGGAGGACCACCAGTGATCAACGTTTCCTTCAACCTGTCCGAAGTGCGCCCCAAGGAAGCCAGGGCCCTTTCCGCGATGCTCGCGGTGATCGGCGGCGCGCCGGAACTCAATCTCGACGCGCGGCTCGGCGATCTGCTCCCCGATGATCTGGCCCGGGTC